CTTGTTACTAAATGGTACCGTGATCGTGTTAACATGTTGACCAATTTTGCTGATACAGCTAAAATGTGTCATCGTGTTGTTTGTACACGTAAAACGGCTTATTGTTTAGGAGCTTTTGTGGGTGTCGCTGCGGCTTATAAGTTGGCTAAGTGGATCATCAAGATGAGGAGAACATATAAAATGGTCTCGCCGCTCATTGGTTCTGATGCTTCCATCTTTGGCTTTACTGAAAAAGCTGCCGAGGACGAAAGTGGTTCCACTATAGTTTCTGGACCTGCAGTGCAGGCTAAACTAGATCCTGTGGATATCAAGGAGATCCAAATTCGCAATGATGAAGAGAACATCTGGGGGAAAATTGAGCCTGAAAGATTAGATCTATTACCTATGGGTAGAACTTGCACTAAGGAGCAATTGATTAAAAAGGTTAGCAATAACTTGTATCATGTAGCTTTATCTGATGGGCAAGGGAATGCATCCCAATGTAATGGTCTTGTCTTGCAGGGTCGAAAAATCTTACTTCCTTTACATATTTTCAAACATAGTGAAACATTGAAAGCCACTCTCACCAAAAGATCTGGCACTGAGAATGCACATTATAGAGGAGAGTTGTCGCTTAAAAGAGCAGGTTATCTTAAGGATAAGGACCTTGCTTTATGTAGCGCAGATTTTCTCAATTGTGGTGTAGACTTAGTTCCTAATATCCCAAAGGTGAATACCCTTAAAATGGGTAGCGGCCATCTTATTTATAAGAAGCCAAGTGGAGTAGTTACTTGCGATGAGATTCCATATAGAGAATCCATACAGGAACTCGGGGAAAATGGTTTTACGTACGTTTGTCCATATGAAACCTTTAATGGATTGTGCGGAGCTATATTGGTTCAGTCTACTAATGTACCATACATTGGAAGTTATCACCTTCTTGGTAAGAGTGGTACTCCATTAGGCATGGGACAAAAATTGGATCAAGAGATAGTCGGCAATTTGTTGCAGAGCTATGATGATTGTAAATACACTATTCAGAGTACCAGTATTGTTCCTCTTCCTGAGAAGATCTATGGTATTGATGTGTGTGATCAATCTGCCCCTATACATCCGAACTCACCACTCAATTATCTACCAGTTGGTTCTAACGTAACATACGTTGGTACATGCCCTGGTAGAGTCTCTCACACTAAAACTAATATTAAGCCTTCGCTTATATCTAAGCTTTGTGAAAATTTGTGTGACAATAAATGGGCTGGACCCAAATTTAATCACAAGAGACAGTGGCAAGCTTCTTTGCAGTATTCAGCTAATACTTCTAGTGGATACACAACTGATGCTTTGTGTTGGGCAATGGATGATTATAAGGGACAATTGGATAGCATGGTGAACGAAGGAAATGCTGAATGGATTAAGGATATGTTACAACCACTTACTGATATGCAAACGGTTTGTGGTATTGATGGCTGTAAATTCATTGACGCAATGCCTTTGGGCACCTCAAAAGGTTTCCCTGTATCTGGACCGAAGCGGGAATGGACAACTAAGTTAGATCCTGATGAGTTTGAAGACTTTGATTGTCCAATCGAGATACGTGAGGAAGTATGGGAAAGAGCACGTGAATTTGAGCAGGCCCTCCTTCGTGGAGATAGAGCCTGGTTCATCAGTAAGGCATGTGCTAAGGATGAAGCTTTACCTATCACTAAGGACAAAGTTCGTCTTTTTGAAGCTTCTGAATGGGCTGCAGCACTTGTTATGCGCAAGTACTTTTTGCCTTTCCAGAAATTGCAACAAACTTTCCCTTTGAGGAGTGAATGTGCTATTGGAATTAACTGTCATGGTCCTGAGTGGAATGAACTTATTGTTCATCTACTTAAGAATGGACGTGATGGTATTATTGCC